TTGACCACCATCGCCCTCAACACCCTCACCGGCGCCGTGTCCGAGTACACGCACCACGCCTTCCAGAGTATGACCCCGACGCATGGCGGGTCTGCCACGGGCCTGTTTGCCTTCGGCGGCGACACCGACGCGGGTCTGCCCATCGTCTCGGAAATCCGCTTGCCGCCCACTCTGCGTGAGTCCACGCTGAAGCAGGCCATTGCCATGGTGTACCTGTCGATGCAAGGGGAGGGCAGTGCAAGCTTTACGGTGTACGGCGCAGGGCAGGACTGGAGCTACGGCTTCCCGCTGCGCGCCAGCGGCCAGACGCGCTGCCCGGTGGGCAGGGGCATCCGCGAGAACTACCTGGGCTTCGGCCTCTCCACCCCCGATGGCCAGGCCTTCACGCTCGACCGCGTGGAGGTGCTGACCGCCCAATCCAAAACACGGAGGGTCTGAACCATGGCCATCACCGATCCAGCAGTCATCATCGTTAACGACAAGTACGCCAAGTCGGTGCAGCTTGCCGATGCGGCATCGTCGCGTCTATCGGAGGCAGCGCAGGCGTTCAACAACTCGGTCTACAGCCCGGCGCAGATCAGCGTGCAGTGGCAGTCGCTGCCGGCTCCGAACCTGCCGCCGATTCCCAATCTGCCGAACCTGCCTACGGCGACGTTCAGCGAGCCGGGCGGCAAGCCGGGCGCGTTCTCTGCGACCCTGGACGACGTGCAGATCGACGACTTCGACATTCAGATTCCGGTGCTCGATTTTGGGGTGGCGCCGACGCTGAACATCGGCCAGGCCCCGGTGCTGCCCACGGTGCGAGATGTGGCGATCCCCGATGCGCCGACCGTCGCGCTGCCAACCGCGCCGCAGTTCCTGCAATTGCAGACGCACAGCTTCGGCGGGGTGAACCTGCACGAAGACTGGCTGGACAAGCTGGACGAAATCCCCGAGCTGTCCATCCTGCAGCCGACGCCGTTCAGCTATTCGCCCGGAGCCAAATACGCCTCGCAGCTACTGGACAACCTCAAGGCGACGCTGAACGCACGCATCCAGGGCGGGACCGGGCTGGCGCCGGCAGTGGAGCAGGCGATTTGGGACCGATCGCGCGATCGTGAGACGCAGTTGGCCCTGGCGCGCGAGCAGGAGGCTTTGCGCGGTGCCGAGGCGCTGGGCTTCCCCTTGCCGTCCGGCGTGTTGGCGGCCCAGTTGCAGGACGCACGGCGCGAGTACCACGACAAGCTCTCGGGCCTGTCGCGCGACATTGCCATCAAACAGGCCGAGATGGAGCAGGCCAATCTGCAGCAAGCGACGACCTTGGCGCTGCAGTTGGAGAGCACGCTGCTGGACGACTGCTACAAGTTGGAGGTGTTGGCGCTGGACGTTGCCAAGACGACGGCGGAGAGCGCGATCAACGCGCACAACGCGGCGTTGGAGCACTTCAAGGCGCTGCTGGCCGGATACCAGGCCTACTCCGCGGCTTACGACACGGTAATCAAGGCCGAGCTGAACAAGGTCGAGGTGTTCAAGGCGATGCTGGCGGCCGAGGAAACCAAGGCCAACATCAACAAGAGTTTGGTCGAACGCTTCAAGGCCGAGATTGACGGCGCCATGGCGGCGGTGCAAATTTACCAGGCGCGCGTCGGCGCAGCCAAGACGCTGGTGGAGCTGGAGAGCACGCGCATCCAGGCCGGCGCGGAAGAAGTTAAGGCCTTCGTTGCGTCGATCAACGCAGAGACGGCCAAGGCCGAGCTGTACAAGACGCGGATCGGCGGGGAGACAGCCAAGGTCGGCGCGGTAGAGGCCGTGGCCCGTGCCTACGGCGCCAAGGTCGGAGCCCAGGCCGAAAAGGCCCGCGTGGGCGTGGCCAAGTACCAGGCGCTGATCTCCGCCAAGGGGCTGGAATGGGACGGCTGGAAGGCCCAGCTCGCATCGGCCACGGCGCGGGTCGAGTCGGCGGCGCGGCTCTCCAGCATTATGGTGGACGGCTACCGGGCGGGCGCAGCGGCAGCCGAGGCGCAGGCCGGCTCGGTGATGCGCCAATGGGAGTCGAACATCAAGCAGTACGAGGCGAGCAAGGAACTGACCTTCCGTGTCGCCAAGGCCAACGCGGATGCTGTGATGCACGCGCAGGACATGATGATGGAGGCGAACAAGGTGTCGCTGGCCACGCAGGCGCAGAGTGTGGCGAGTGCCTGGACGATGGTGTCGGCGTCGGCGAGCGTTGGGTCTTCCACGAGCTACAGCTACAACCTGACGCCATGAGTGGTTCAGGCGTAGCCCCCTTGTAGGGTTCGCCATCCTGCACTGCCGCCGCAACACTGCGCGGCATGGCACTCGTTACCCGCACCATCACCAACGCTGGCGCGCCGCTGCATTCGCCCGAGGGTGATTTGCTGGTCGGCGTGAAAATTAATTTCCAGTTGATGGACACAGGAGGGCGTCCATCCGACGCCTGGGACGCCGTTTCAAATGAGCGCGTAGGGGGCGAAACGGTAGTAGCTATCACGGACGCTTCCGGCGAGTTCACCGTGGAGTTGTGGCCGAACACGCGCGGGAATAGGACGACCAAGTACAAGTGCCGCGTGCAGTTCGAGGGCTTCCGCGAGTTCTCCGGCATCGTTGAGGACGTGCCAGGCGAGCTGCAATGGGTGGACTTCATGCTCGGGGGCTCCGCGATGGAGCCGCAGGACATCAGCGCGATTTCTGCGGCGATGACCAGCCATATCAACGCGGCAGACCCGCACACGCAATACGCCAAGGAATCCGATCTTGGTAACGCCGCTGTATTGGATGTAGGAACAACCGCAGGGACCGTAGCTGCCGGCGACGACCCCCGCCTCCTGGCCGTGGCCGGCAAGGTGGACAAGGTGGCAGGCAAGGGCCTCTCCACCGAGGACTACAGCACGGCAGAGAAAAACAAACTGGCTGGCGTGGCGGATGGGGCTACCGCCAATGCCGCAGACGCCCAACTTCGTGACCGCGCCACGCACACCGGCGCACAGGCAATCAGTACGGTGACGGGGCTGCAGGGCGCACTGGATGCCAAGGCGCCGCTTGCCAGCCCGGCACTGACCGGAGTCCCGTCTGCCCCTACGGCTGCGGTAGGGACCAACACGACGCAACTTGCCACCACGGCATTTTCCAAAGCGCAGATCGCAGCAGATGCGGCGCCTGCCGCGCACGTTGGCTCTGGCGGAGCGGCTCACGCCAATGCTGTTGCTTCTGGCGCTGCTGGATTCATGACTGGCGCCGATAAGACCAAGTTGGACGGCATCGCCGCCGGCGCCAACAACTACACGCACCCAGCCAACCATCCGCCCAGCATCATCACGCAGGACGCCAGCAACCGCTTTGTCACCGACACGGAAAAAAGCACCTGGAACGCCAAAGAGCCAGCCATCACCGCAGGCACTACGGCGCAGTACCGCAGGGGCGACAAGACCTGGCAGACGCTGGACAAAACAGCGGTAGGCTTGGGCAATGTAGACAACACCGCAGACGCCAGCAAGCACGTCAGCACCGCCCAGGCCGCAGCCGACCTACTGAAGGTAGATAAAACCAGCCTGTCCGTTATGGCGGCAGCAAACAAAGTGCCGCAGGCCGACGCTGCCGGCCGTCTTGACGCCACCTGGCTCGCGCCATACCTGAACAGCGCCACGATCAACAACATTGGCACCGCAGGCGCTGCAGGCTTTGGCGTCGGAATCTGCCCGCAAGTGCCTGCGGGCTTCACGCCGATGGCCGGGGTCACAGATCCGGCCAGTGCCAACTACGGCAACTACCAGTACACCGATGGCAGCATCATGGTGTGGATTCCGGCGTTTTACTTTCGCCTGGGCCACGCGAGTAACCCCGCGTTCGGCGTGCACGGGTTCAACAGCATCAGCATCAAGCCGCTGTCCGCCTACCCGGATGACGCCACTGCAAACGCTGAGGGCTTCTGGCGGCACCGCGCATTTGTCAATGCCGGGGCCAACCAACTCGGCTTTTTTCGGGACAAATACGACTGCTCGAATAACGGGGGCATTGCATCGAGCATCCAGGGCGTGAAGCCGCTAGTGAGCGGGCCGGTGGCTGGGCAGGTGGGGTTTGCAACGCTTACCGGCGCGCCTGCCAATGCCTACTACGGCGCTATTGCGGGAGCGCGCACACGCGGGTCGAAGTTCTTCCCCGAGTCGATTTTCATGGCCGATGCGCTGTGCCGCATCTCCGAGGCCCACGCGCAGGCTGCGACGGCCACGACGTACTGCGCCTGGTACGACCCGACTGGTGTGCGCAACTACCCCAAGGGCAACGACAACAACGCGCTTAAATCCGAATCTGACGTACTGCAAAGCGGCGGCAGCGCGGTGACGTGGACCAGCGCCGGCAACGCCACTTACCCCGCTTTTGCGCTTGCCGGCAGTGCGGACCAAATTGCCAAAAGCACGCACAACGGCCAGGCCTGCGGCATCACCGACGTGGCAGGCAATATTTACAAGATCAACATCGGCATGACGAGCGTTGGCGGCACTTTGACGATCACGGGCGCCACCAAAACCAACCCCGTCCAGATCACGGTCGCGGCGCACGGGCGCGTGACGGGAGAGCAAGTGGCTATCTTCTCGGTGGGCGGTATGACGCAGCTCAACGACAGGATTTTCAAAGTGACAGTGATGGATACGAACACGCTGTCGCTTGACGGCGTAGACGGCACGACGTTTGGCACGTACACCAGCGGTGGCACTCTCTATTACGCCAAGTTTTACGCCCTCAAGCCTAGCGCCGACATTGCGAGCATTGGCGACGGCGCATCTGCCGCAACCGACCACTGGGGGGCTGCCGGCGCAGCGGCCTTGTTCGATGAGATTGCGCTGAACTTCGCCACGGCCCACCCCAACAATACGATTGCCCAGCGATACGGCAACGGTGCTAATGCGGTGTTTGACATGAGCACCCCACAGGGCCGGGCGCTCGCCATGTTGGGCATGCCAGCCGCCAGCGGCATGAGCGTTTCTGGCTCCACGTTGATGGGCGCGGATTACTACTACCAGCACCTGGTCAACCAGCTCTGTGTGATTTCGCGCGGCTCCTGGAGCAACGGCGCCGGTGCCGGGTCCCGCGCCCGCTTTCTCGTCTACGCCCGGACGAACGCCAGCTACAGCGTGGGCTTCGCCGCCGCCTCTTATCATTGACGCCTTGAGCGGCAGCGACAAGGCCCTGACCATGCAACACAAAACAAAAATTCATGCCGAGGCCGGCTTGCACCGCAAGCTGGTGCTGTTTGCCGTGCAGCTTGAGGGCTACCTGGCGCACTTTCCGAACTGCCACAAGTACACCCTGACCCAGGGCATGCGGCAGGCCTACCTTGATATTTACAACCTAACCACGGAGGCGCAAAAACGCTATCACAAGAAGACGACTTTGACCCAACTCGACGTGCGCCATGAGCAGCTTCGCATGATGGTGCACCTGGCCCACGAGCTTGGCCTGTTCAACTACAGCGCGGGGCGAAAGGACGCCGAGAACCCTGGCACGCACCGGTTTTTGGTGCTGCTGCGCATGGTGGATGAGTTGGGCCGCATGGTGGGCGGGTGGGTCAGGTCAGAGGTTCAGGGCGCGCCCCTGGGCAATGAATCTCAGGGCATTGCTCTGAGTGCGGTGGGGGCTTGACATGCTCTGTGTGATTTCGCGCGGCAACTGGAACAACGGCGCCGATGCCGGGTCCCGCGCCCGCAATCTCAACAACAACCGGACGAACGCCAACAACAACGTGGGCTTCGCCGCCGACTCTATGCCAACGCCATATGCAGCGCGTGCTGACCGGCAAAGAGGGAGCCTCCGTCGCGGCTTGTGCCGAAATGAACCGCGCCATCGTCCTTTGGTAGCGCCACGAGCCCATGTTGGCTCGCCCGCGAAAATTGGCCCTGGCGCACCTATGCCCAAGGGGTTGCCATGAAGCGCGCTGGCAACCTGTTCCCCGCCATCTGCTCACAGGCGGCGCTGTTCGCCGCCTTCGAGCGGGCCAGCCAGCGCAAGCGCAGCCACCGCGCGCAATTTGAATTTGCCCGCCGGCTGGGCACCAACCTGGCTAGCCTGGAGCGCGAGCTTGCAGGTGGCACTTACCGGCCCATGCCGTGCAATACGTTCTGGGTCACCGAAGGCCCCAAGCCCCGGCTGATCGAGGCGCCGGCGTTCCGCGATCTGGTGGTGCAGCACGCTGCCTATGCGGCGCTGGCGCCCATCTTGGAGCAGCGCTATATCGATACCAGTTTTGCCTGCCGCGTAGGCAAGGGCACGCACGCCGCTGCAGATTGGCTGCAGACGGCCATTCGCCGGGCGCCGCGCAGCGCCTGGGTGCTGCATGTGGACGTGCGCAAGTTCTTTTATTCGATTGACCGCACCGTGCTGCAGGTGTTGCTGGCCCGCGCCATCAAGTGCCCGCGCACCCTGGCGCTGCTGGCCCAGTTTGCCGAGCGCACCGAGCCCACAGGCGTGCCCATTGGCAACCTGATGAGCCAGACGTTTGCCAACGTGTACCTCAACAGCCTGGACCAATTTTGCAAGCGCACGCTGCAGGCCCGCACCTATGGCCGGTATATGGACGACAGCATCATGCTGGCGCCCGACCGCGCCACGGGTGCACTGTGGCTTGAGCGCATTCGCCAGCACCTGGCGCTGTTGGGACTTGAGATCAGCCACTACAGCCTGCACCCGATACAGCGCGGGGCGAATTTTGTGGGCTTTCGCACATGGGCCAGCGCCCGCTTTGTACGCCCGCACGTCATCAGTGCTCTGCGCACCGATGCCCGTAAAGGGCGCCTGCCCGGTGTCATTTCCCGGCTGGGCCATGCCCGGCGCAGCAATTCTTTCAACCCCCTCATGACCCACCTGGAGACGCGCCACCATGACCTCTATTTACAGCTACCAAAAGCATTCCACGCCGCACACCGTCATCACCATGGCACTGCCCGACTCGCAGGGCGTTGACGACAGCGTGCACTGCACAGAGTTGTGCACGTTGGGCGACGTGACGTATGTCGCCGTGCCCGGTGGCATCGTGCTGCCTGAGCAGCCTGCGGAGATCACCGTTGCGCCCGTCACGCTGACCCCCGAGCTGCGCGCCGCAATCAAAGCTGCAAGCGTGCACTGCGCCTTTATCGCCGAGCGCATGGAGGCGCGCATCCGTAGCAAGTACAGCCTGAGCGATGAGGCGTATTTCGCGCGCATCGGCGTGGGTGCTGCGCTGGGCGTGTACCAGTTCGAGCCCGGCGAGCAGGACGAGATGCTGGCATTCGGCGCATACGTCGAGGCTTGCCGGCAGTGGGGGCGGGACGAACGCGCGAAGTTGGGGTTGTGATGATGACCCTGCACACAGCCCTGCTCATTTCCCTGATCGCCCTGCAAATCGCGGACGCGGCCCTGACGATCAACATCATGCGACTGGGCGGCCGGGAGACGAACAAGCTTCTGATCCTCCTGATCGGCAAATTCGGGCGCGATGCCGTGCTCGTCGGCAGCAAGCTGGCGCTGATCGCCGCGCTGATTTACTGGCGCGACCAAGTAAGCGTGCAGGCGCTGGCGCTCGTAGTTGCTGGCTATGTCGGCATCGTCGCGTGGAACGTGCGCGTGCTGGTGCGGCAGCGTGAGATACACCGGGCGGCGCAATGACCCCCCAACAAGCCCTCCAACTCGCCGGCCTGCCCGAGGCGCGCCACGCCGAAGCCCTGGCCTCGATCGCCCGCGCGAAAGCCGCCAAGCGCGGCCTGCTGGCGCACAAACTCAAAGCCCGCTGGCTCAAGGCCGGGAAGATCGCCGAGGCCCTGGCCTGGGAGGATGAACGCCTGTGCACCGTGCGGCCAGACCTCGCCCGCTGGGACATTGCGCCCATGCTCAATGTGACGGCGCACGGCGACAACGGGCCGTGGGCGCCGGATGGATCGCGCCCGCTCTCGGGCTACTGGCTCGATGCCGACCCAGAGAGCGCCGATTACCAAGCCGCAGTGGCCGCGAACTATTGGCTCAAGGGCACGCACCCTAGATCCAAGGCCAGCCGCAAGGCCTGGTACCGGCGCAATGCTGGCGAGTTCGAGGCCTACACGCGCGGCGTGCAGATCGACCCTGCGCAGGGCTTTGAAATCTGGCGCGGCGGCGACGGCAAAACCAGCGCTGTTGTGTGGCACGCATCCGGGGTCTGGCTGGTCAAGACCTCGACAAAGCTGGTGGGCAAGCTGCACCTGAATGGCCGCCACGGCTACGAGGTGGACAACGTGTTCAGTGGCGACTACACGCCGCAGATGTGGTGGCCGATCGAGGGCTACGCCCTGCGCGCGCCGGTGACGTGGAGCACGCTGCCGGGGCGGGCGCAAAGCATGGAGCCCAAGCGCTGGGAGCGGGTGCGGGGCAATGGCGAGGGCAAGACGTACACAAATTGGAGGGCCCCCGATGCCTGAACCCACGACCGCAACCGCCGCCGCCGTGGCAACCATGGCCGCAGCCGCAGCAAGCACCACGGCAGTTACCGCGTTCGGCGTGCCGCTGGGCCTGCGCGCGGACCTGCTGGTGGCAGGCTTTGCCGGCGCGCTGGTCGCCATCATCCTGCTCGGCACGGTGCCCAGCACGGGCGACACCTGGCGCGAGCTGCTGCGCACCACGATGCGGCGCATGGCCTTTGCCTGCGCGAGCAGCCTGACGGCGGGCTACCTGGCGCCGCTCGCCATGCTGGTGGCGCAACTGCCCGAGGCGCTGCTGCTCGGCGGCGCGTTTGCCGTGGGCGGCGGCGCCCAGCAGGTGCTGCTGTTTGCGATTCGCCGGCTCTCGGGCACCGCGCAATTGCCGCCCGGTGGCGGCGCGCAAGGGGGTGCGCCGTGATCCAGCTCATCGTCCACATGGTGCATTGGCTGGCCGGCGTGATCGTGCTGGCCGAAGCCCTGAACAAACTGGAGCGCACCGCGCCCCTGCGCGCCGGCCTGTGCAGGCGCGAGCGCGCGATGGAGTGGCTCAAGGCCATAGCCTGGGCGCTGCTGGCGATGGGCGGGGCGGGCGCGCTCATCACGCCCTTGCTGCCCATCGAAACGCCCACGCTGCAGGACATGTGCGTGCTGTTGGGGTTTGCTGTGCTCATTGTTCGGACACGGGTAAAGGAGGGGTAGGCCATGCAATTGACACACGACCAACTGCGCGCCGCAACCGGCTGCACGCCAGCGCGCGCCGAGGCGTGGCTGCCGCACATCGCGCAGGCCTGCGAGGTGTTCGGCATCAACACGCCGGCGCGGCTCGCCGCATTCCTGGCGCAGATCGGCCACGAATCGGGGCGGCTGGTGTACGTGCGCGAGATCTGGGGGCCAACCCAGGCGCAGCAGCGCTACGAGGGCCGGGCCGACCTGGGCAACACGCAGCCGGGCGACGGCAAGCGCTACATGGGCCGGGGCCTGATACAGACCACGGGCCGCGCCAACTACGCCGCCACGCGCGACGGCCTGGCCGCCTACCTGCCGCACGTGCCCGACTTCGAGGCCGTTCCCGCCTTGCTAGAGCGCCCCGACATGGCCGCCATGAGCGCCGCCTGGTACTGGCACAGCCGGGGGCTCAATGCGCTGGCCGACACGGGCGACTTCGTGCGGATCACCAAGCGCATCAACGGCGGCACGAACGGGCTGGCGGACCGGCAGGCGCTGTACGCGGCGGCGCAGGAGGTACTGGCATGAAAACCATCGCACTGATCCTGGCCGCCGCTGCTTTCCTTGCCGGCTGCACGGTAGTCCCCACCGGCACAGCGCACAGCGCGTGCGAGCTGCTGCAAATCGCATCCGGCGAGGCCGATCTGGCGCCGGCTTGGTACTCCGGGGCTGGCGTCGTGCTGGAACGCTGCGGGCGCGAGAACGCGCGGGCTGAGGGCGAGCTGCGGGCGTGCTTTGCGGAGGCGCGCAACGGGTACCGCAGCAGCGCGGAATGCGAGGCCATGCAATGAACCCCATCCTGATCGTCATGTGGTGGCACTGGTGGAGGTGGTGGGAATGATGCCCGTCGCCATCTACACCCACTTGGCCGTCGCGCTGCTGGGCGCGGTCCTCGCTTTCAGCGGCGCCTGGCAGATCCAGGACTGGCGCCTGGGCGGCCAGATCAGTGCCTTGCAGGCCAAGCACGCCACCGAGCGGGCGCAGGCCCAGGCCGATGCACGCGCCGCAGAGATCGCCCACAACACCCGACTACAGGAGGCCCAGGATGCCGCCACTTCAAAAGAGATTGCCCTTCGCCGCGATGCTGCTGGCGCTCGCCGCGAGCGTGACGGGCTGCGCGACGAACTCGCCAGCACCCGCGCCCAACTCGCCAGCGCTACCCGCTCGTCCCTCGTTGACCGAGCCGCTGCCCTCACTGACGTATTCGAGCAGTGCGCAAGCGAATACACAGCGCTGGCGGAAAAGGCTGACCGACACGCCATTGATGCCGGAAAGCTCTGGAGCGCCTGGCCGATGAACCCGCGCCGCCCGGCCGGCGGCACCACTGAAAGCACACCATGACCCAATTCCGCAAAAAGCCCGTCGTCATCACGGCCATCACCTTCGACCAACTTGTCGTCCACGGTATCGCTGCTGGCGGCAATGTGGTGAACGGCATGCCCTGGTCGTTCACCTACAACGGCCACCCGATCACGCACGAGAACGACGACTGCTACCTGATCCCCACACTCGAAGGCACGATGAAGATGGGCCGTGACGACATGCTCATCACGGGCGTCAAGGGCGAAATCTATCCGTGCAAGCGTGAAATCTTCGCCGCCACCTACGAGCCTGCGCCCTCCGCTCTCCCCGTGGCTGACCCCGGCCCCGACTCCCTGGAGCGCGAGATCCAGGCCAAGGCCAACAAGGCCCCGCGCGTGACGCCGGCAGACGTGGAGGCAGCGATTGCCAGCGAGTTCTACTTCACCGCCGCCGACGGCGTGCGCGGCGAGTCCGAAATGGGCACCAGCCCGGCGGGCCGCGCAAAGTCCCTGGAGCTGCTGACCTTCTGCGTCCTGGTTCTGCGCAACGGCTTCACCGTTACCGGCGAGAGCGCGTGCGCCAGCCCGGAGAATTTCAATGCTGAGATTGGCCGCCGCATCGCCCGCGAGAATGCAGAGCGGGACATCTGGCCCCTGCTGGGCTTCCGCCTGCGCGACGAGCTGGCCCGCCCAGTGCTGACCGAAGCCGACGCTGCCGCTGACCTGGCTGGCACGCCGCGCCCGGACAACCACGTCGCCTGAGTTACGCCGGCAGGGCCCGCCCCGGTGCGCTGGGATGGCCAAGTGGTTCGGGCCGACACCCATTCCCCGCTCTGGCAAGGGGTCACCGCCGGTAGCCGCGGCACAACCTCTGGAGATTCAGCATGTTCCGTTCGTCCCGCTTCGCTTTCCTCGCCCTTGCCGTCTGCGCTGCAGCCGGTGCCTTTGTGTCTGACGCAGTGGCAACCCGCGACTACGTGGTGACTTCCGTCGCCCGCGTCTGGAATCTCGCCATCAGCGCCTTCGTGGGCACTGCCCAGTTGCAGCCCAAGAGCCCGAGTCAGGCGCAACCGCGCGTGGCGCTGCTGGCGGCCCGGTCCTTCCTGGCGCGCATGTTGCGCCGCGACCGGCCTGTGGTTACCACGCGCTGGCGCATGTGCCCGTCCGGGTGATTCCGGCAATGGCTCCATGATTGGCTCCATGACCTGGCATGTGATGCGAAATTTCTTGATGAATGCCTATAGAAACAAGATAGCTCACAGGTCATGATCGACCACATGTGATCGCGCCTCAGCGGGCGGCACGACGCCCCGCGCAAGAGCCCCGGCCCTCGAAAAGCCGGGGCTTTTTTGTTGCCCGGCGACCAACGGCACCATGGCGCGCATGCCACCGTGGCGCCGACCACGTTTGTGACCTTCAAGCGCTGGCTGGCCGGGCAGCGCGACCGCGATGCACCCAAGCGGCGGCGGGATGAACTGCAGGCCGATGCGGTGCAGCGGCTGGTGGACGAGTACCTGGTGGTAGAGGGGCGCTAGAAGCTCGACCCCGGCAGCTTGAGAAATTCGATCTCTTCGTCGGTGGAAGTGCGGCCCAGAATCGCGTTCCGGTGGGGGTAGCGCCCGAATCGGTCGATGACGGCCTTGTGCCGCAGCTCGGCGGCATGGCGCGACGGCGCATGGCGCTGGAACAGCCCATCGGCCTGCGCATGAATGGTGCGGGACTCGCTGTGCATGTAGGGCATGAGGAGGAAGGCGCGTTCCTCTTTCTGCAAGCCCGACATCACGCCTGCGGAAAGGGCCTCCTGCGCCAGCACCAGCGCCATGGAATCCTGGCGGTACGCCAGCGGCGTGCCGCGGTGGATGTTGCGCGAAAACTGGTCCAGCACGATCACCTCGGCCAGGCGCCCCGCCGGGCTGGCGCGCCAGGCGAACAATTCGCCCGCGGCGGCCTGTTGCAGGCAGCCCAGGAAGCGCTTCCTGAGCAAGGCATCGAAGGCCGGGTCGTAGGTGCGCCACTGGTTGGCGTCGATTTCATGCAACCAGAACGCAAGAATCTCTTGGAACATTTTTGAATGGGACATGCGCCACACAGCGTACGGGCAATTGCCCCGAACGGGTTGCGCTAGATCGGCAGCCAGCGCCACCAGAACGGTTTGCGCGTTTCTTTCGCCCCGAGCCCGCGCAGCAGCACCACGAACTCATGGCGCCCGTGGCGGCGGGCGGCCTGCAGGGGCGAGAGGTCGTCCAGCTCGGACACCAGGTTGGCGTCCGCCCCGTGGGCCAGCAGGTGGTGCGCCACCTCCGCATGGCCTTCGATCAGGCTGGCCACCAGCACGGTGCGCAGGATCTCGGGGTGCTGGTAGTTCGGGTCCACGCCTTCGCGCAGGTGGTGCTGCAGCAGCGGCAGGTCGCCACTGACAGCGGCTTGGTACATGCTTTTCCAGTCGCCTGCGGACATGGTGGCCTTTTCGTTGAATGCGCGCGTTGTGGTCGGCGGCTGCGGGCGCAGCCGGGCGGGGGCCTTCTACCGGGCGAGCCTGGCGCGGGCGGCGCCCATCAGCGCCCGGGTGTACAGCCGATGAAAGCCCGAAAGCGCGTGGAACGCCAAGCCGAAAGACGCCTTGCCGCCAGCGGCTGCGGGCTTGGGCAGCACCGCCGAGCCGAAATACAGCCGGGTGGACGCAGCCCCCGGCTCCGCCATCAGCCACGACCGCGTTCGGCCCAGATGGTCACACAGCAACAGCTGGTTGCTGGAACGGTCTTCCACGCGCCAGGCGGAAAAGCTGGCACGGCGGCCGTGGGCCAAATCCCGGGCGGCTTCGTCCGTTGAAGGCTTGCCAGCGGCCAGGGCCAGAATCTTGCGCTCCACCTTGAAAAGCGGCGTGGTGTAGAAGGCCGAAATGTAGTCCGCCATGGGCACGTGTTGGGGCACGCTCATGCAATAGCAATCGGTATAAGCGCCGCCGCGCTGGTAGCGCTGGAGCAGGGCTTCTTCGGGCAGAACGGTTGCGGTAATGGGCGCCATGTGCGTGCGGTGGTTGGCAGAAGGCCCAAGTGTGGCAGCCCTGCGGGGCGCCTGCCCGGCCAGAAGCTGCGGCAGCAGCAGTTACGCCGTCACCGTTATTTGGTTGGCATACCGTCGAAGCTGACCGGAACAACCCACGCGGCGGAGCCGAAGCGTGCAGTTGTTTTTCCGTGTCGAGCGACGTGTTATGGCTCAGCGCATGACCGCTAAGTGTCCGCATGCCGGAGTGCCTGGAAGCGCGAGAAAAGCGCATCCAACTCCGCCTCAAGAGATTCACACGCTTGGACGATGTTGGCTCGACTGCCTGACTTGTCAGACGGAAGCATCTGATGTGCCTTGTTGTCGAACGCTGAGGCAATGCCAGCAACCAAAGTTGAGAGTCCAAACATCGAACCAGACATGGCTCCAATGTCATTGCTCACGTCGCCGGGAAGGAATCGATAGAGCTCCCGGTCGTAAAGTGCCTCATAACGCTTCTCGATCGCGTCGGCATTCTTCGTCAATGCTCCGACCGGTTGACCGCCCTCAGCCAAAGCTACTTTCATATATCCAATACGACTTCGTAAGTCGTTGATCAACGCCATGGAATGGTGAATGCTCCTGACAACGTCTTGGGTTCGATCATCTGCACGGATTAGCATGTTGTAGGTCAGCAATCGTGTCGCAGTCTTCGCAACAAGTACTGCCGCACATGCAGCGGTAGTTGGGGGAAGCAACGCGAGAAGTGCTTGCCAATTTTGTTTGTAGATCAGGCAAGCTGCATAACCAAGCAAGATTGCCAGTAGCGCCAAGACAATTGCCTGAATGACGCGCAGATCGCGCTCTGCGTGGCTTAGCGCGACGTGAAGTCGTTGTCTTTTGGATGGCAT